AATTTTTATTTACTTTGACGTGTTCAATAGACGATTTATACCTAGCGATCTCATAGATCTCGCCGCGGCTAATGCCAATGTCTGCTAAGTCATAATCAGATAGATTGCTTAGAGCTTTTTCAGTTTCACGAATTGCTTTACGTTCAATTCGATTATTGTAAATGCTTTTTAGCGCTTCAATAATTAGTTCAACTGCCCTCGTTGAGTAGCTGTGTGCTGTTAGTATTGCTTGTGTCATGTTCGACCTCGTTAAATTTTCCAATATTAATTTTACGAGGACGCATTTCTTCTGGAATAACATATTGCAATTCGATTGCCAAGATGCCATCCTGAATATCTGCTCCGTTTACGTTTACGTGTTCAGACAGCCTAAAAGTTCTTTTAAATTTCTTCGTAGAAATGCCACGATGAATAAAGTTTCTACCTTTAGAAACGTGTTCCCCTGTAACAGTCAAAGTTCTGTCTTTAACTTCTACAGTGATCTCATCTTTTGTAAACCCAGCAATAGCCAATTCAATCAGATAATCTGTTTCATTAGCTTTAATAATATTATGGGGTGGATAATGATCATTCGAATGTTTAGCTGTAAATTCTAGCTCATTGAATAAATGATCAAAGCCCACGAAAGATGAACGTGGGAAAAGTTGGTGTGCGCCTGTCATTGTTATCTCCTTTAGATCAAGCAAGATTAGTTGGGTCAGAATATTCTGCACCCGTAGTATTTATATAGTGGTTGCTATGTCGAATGTACATAGCCGCTATTCATTTTTTACGTCTTTTTCCGTAACCTAGTCTATTCATAATAGCCATGCGTTCATCGTGTGTATATTTTATCCAGCAAGTTATTTCTTCACTGGTTCGTTTACACGCAATACAAATCCTAGTGTCAGGGTCTAACGTGCAGATCCCAACACAAGGAGTTACATATAGGTTTTCGGACATTTATTACTTATTTCCGATATTATATTTAGGACAAAGCTCCCATTGATCTTTCTCTTTAAACGGAATAATCTTTATCTGTCTTAACGGGGCTAGTAGTTTAGCTTCTTCCGTATTCTGAATTTCAACTAATCCCCAATCAGACATTAGCGTCGTAATAGTATTTCTACGAGCTACATCATTTTCTTCGAGATTAGCTTTCTTACCATCAAGTAAGAATAATTCTTTAAAATGTACAATAAAATACCTGCCTTGCTTATGCAATATATGACAGGATTGAAATAGTTTTTTGTCTTTTCGGGATGCGACACCTATGCGTGTCAACGTTTCGCGAACCTTTAGAAAATCATCAGGTTCGCTTAGAGTTATTTCCAACATAGACGCCGGAGACCACTCAACTAGTGCTTGTTCTTCCACCTTTATTCACCTTCTTCTTTAACCCATTTATTTGTTCGGGTGACAGAAGCGGTAATATTTGACGAGCTTTCTCATTACTATAGCCATAATATTTTTTAACCACTTCGACGTCACTCTCAATCTGAGGCTTTATCCATTTTGAAAAGCGTTTGCGCTTTCTAACCATATTTATAAGAAAGTCGAATTGTAGTTTATTGTCGATGTGGTGGTAGCGATTCATCTCATTAGCTAGTACAACAGTATCATTAAAATAGGAAAGCGATCGGTTGACCATGAAACTGTTATAAGCCTTTTCTGTTATATCATCTGTTATAACATTTTTTTTAGTAGTATTAATAGAATTTAAATAATCAAACGGGTTCATAACTGTCCTTCAACTCCACTGTCTATTCCAGGCCATTCGTCTACAACGTCTACAAACAATCTTTTGATTCCTTCTAAAAGTTCGAATGTTTCTTCAGGACCAGATACATGGAAGCATCTATGAGGAAAAGATTGTATCTGTTTAGCAAACGGATAATCATTGCCACCTTCTTGTGTATCATCACCAAAGAAGATAATGCTATTATACACTTCTTGCAGCGGTTTGTACACCTGTCCTTTATCTCTTCCTTCTTCACATACGTCAATACCAGTTTCTCCGGCTATTTGAGCTGAATATGAGTGAAATACTTCGTTAAAGTCTCTCGCTAATTGTTCTCTTTCGTTAGTTTTCTCATCATATTTAATGTATTGCTGCCGTTGTTTTTTGGTGCAGCCCCTTCCAATGATCGAGAAGTTCATCATACCAGGACGTAGATCAATATGCTTTTTACCTGTACGAACTGGAAATGAACTTTCAGCTAGTCGTTGTTTACACCACTGTACCATTACCTTTGACATGTTGAATTCAGGTACGGACTTAACCAACTCATCATTTACCCACAACTCATTACCAGCACACTGATAGCTACCTTTTGCAACTTTGGTTAGATCGCCCAACTGTTCTTTGGTTTTAGCAAAGTCAGATCCAGTAAGGAAGTAGATGTCAACCTTTTTAGAAAGTTCTAATAGTACTTCCGCATAAGCAGGATCTATCTTATCTCTACTAGGAGTAATAGTTCCATCGACATCAAACACGAGACAGTTATTTTTCTTAGTTGCTGCTACCGCGTCTTTTATCCGTTGACCTAAATTCTCACCTGTTAGCTTTTTAGTATCAATGTCCTTATTGATCCATATATCGTGTCCAGGCACTCTCCAATATAACATAGGAACAGTTTTATGTCCTTTCTTTTTTAGAAAGGCTTTAGCTTCTGGATCTTTAGTGATATCAACAAACTTACAATCTTCAGCGCCATCCATCTTACTGAGCATGCGCTTTAAAATCTCACAAAAGTGACATCTAGGTTGAGTATATAGTATTAACATTAATTGAACTCTACATTTGCCATAATCTCTGTCATACATGCTACAACGTTTAATTCATGATCTGCAACAAAAGCATGCTTGTATTGATAATCAGCTAAAATCAAAACTAGCTGAGGTATTGATCTATTTTCTACAGTTTCAGTCATACTATCGTATAAACCACGAAATATAGTTGAAGCATCTACGTCCATATTATTAGCGACCCAGTGCCTCATTTTCTTGAAGTCTTTTTCTTTTAGATGCTTGGTGAGAGCACCAACGGAAGTAAGGCCATTACTATTATCATTACCATTAATGCCGCTATCACTAAACCCACCTCTTTGTCCTTCATTTAACACCCTCCTCCAGTCTGGTGCATATTTCATAACAAGATTTGCCGCTGCGTTTTTTTCAAACGGAACGTTTTCCTGATCTAGTATATATATAAATCGTTTAAAAAATTGAGCTGCTAATTCGGCCATTCCTTTCTTAGTAGTGTTAAATTCATAAACACCACAACGAGAATGGAGTGGCTCAATGATACGATTTTTAAAATTACAAGTAAGGATAAACCGGCAGTTATTGCTAAACTCTTCAATAAAGCCACGCAATGCCGGTTGTGTTGATTGTGGGTTTAGATAGTCTGCCTCATCAAGTATTACAACTTTAAAGCCGCCTTGTAAAGAAACGCTTGAGGCAAATTGTTTTATTTTACCACGAAGTGTATCAATGTTACCATCTTCTGACCCGTTGATTACAATATAGTCTAGGCCTAGTTCGTTACATAAAGCTTTCGCAACAGTTGTTTTACCAAGACCAGCAGTACCGGTGAAAAGCATGTTAGGCAATTCACCGGTATCCGCCATTTTCTGAAACGTCTCTTTTAGTTGTGGAGGCAAAATAGTTTCAGAAATAGTTTTAGGTCGATATTTCTCGACCCATAAAAAATCATTTGACATAGTCTTTCCTTCATAATATAATATAGTAACACAGTTCAATAGGAAAGTACACAGTTATTCAGCGGTGGCTTGCTCCTGCTGATAGTTTTCTGCCAATTGAATGATCTGAACACACTGATCTCGTAGCTGCCCAATGGTAGAAAGTTCTTCTCCTTTAAAGGCACCACGTTGACACATAGTATCAACAACCGCAATCATACTACGAGCAGTACGATTACTTGTTTCATAAATGGGAGCATGAGGATCTGCTACTTGCTCTTCTTCTTTTTTATCTGACATATTATACTCCGAAGGTTGATGTCTTTTCTAGGGCAATCCAATATTCGATGCCGGTTTCTTTGTTAACAAAATGTGAAATGAGTTTTGAAGATAGTCCAACTTGATAATCACCAGGAATCATTTTTAGATTCTTAATATCAAATATAAAGTTAAAGTTCTCTTCTGTAAATTCTCCGCTGATATCGATGGAGAATGCATTTGACGTTGTGTTCTTACTATCTATAACAGATAATGTGAGCACTCCGTCTTTTCCAGTAATGGAAAATTCAGTATGGCCTAGAGTACTAGATGCTTTTTTAATTTTGTTTAGAGTGTCATTATCTAATACAAAATTTACATCAGTTGGTGGAGTAGCCACGTCCCGTGTGGGAGTAGTCAACATCTCTGGATCAGAGAAGAAATACTTAACACGAGATCGGTTACTACTATCAGTGATAGTCACATAACTTTCTTCAAACGTTAAACGTGGCTCTCCAACCAAGCCAATAACACCTAGAAATTCATTAAGATCATAGATGCCAAATTCTTGTGGAAACTCTTCTTCAAGAGTGGCTGAGGACAACACGTTACGTGCCTCAGTCATTGTTTTAATCTTATTGCCTTTTTGTACTACAATATTAGGATTAATTGCAGCGTAGTTTTTCAAGACAGAAAGAGTTGATTCTTTCAGTTCCATAATATACCTCGTTTGTTAATGATACTATTATACCACATTTTCCAGTGTTTGTAAATCTTTTATTTTGCTGAAATTCTTTTCTTTCACAAATTCTATCTTATCTTTAAATTTACCGTCAAGAATATCGCCTTTATGTGATATAATAAACGTATTAGAATTCTCATCAAGAGAATGCAGAATCTTCATTAGGTTCTCAACACCATCATGATCTAAGCTTGAATCAAATGTTTCATCAAGTAAGAGAAGATTTGTTGATATTGAGTTTTTCATTTTAGCAATCATTCTCCAAGTAAAGAGAAGCGCTAAATCAATACGTTGTTTCTCACCTTCTGAAAAAGAGTCATATGAAAACTGATCTCTATGGCGTGAGCGAATAGTTTCAGTAAAGCTTTCATCTAAGTCAAAGTGAACGTAAAAATCTAATATTTGGAGATATTTGTTTACTAGTTTATTAATGACAGGAATGTATTGCTTAATAATCTTTGTCTTGATACCGGTGTCTTTAAGCATCTCTGACATAACATTATTATATGCATATTCATCATTTAACTGAAACTTAGACATATTAAACTCATTA